CCATTAGACAGTGCTTTGCGAGCATTGTATGTGTCAACAGCAATATCAAGAGCTGCGTTAGAAGAAGAACGATACTTACCAAACAATGCGTTACCAGCTGGGTGAACCAATTCCAGAGCAAGTTCACGATAACGAGAAAGTGAAATTGCTGAGATAATTTGGTAAGAGAATTCTTGGTAGAAACGACTGTCTTGGATATAACCACGAGTTGTAGAAATATGGCTGCGTTCTGTTGCATAATATCCTTCTGCGTTTGATACGCCACCAAGAGTAACCTTTACTCTTGCGCTTTGTGCCAGCGGACGGTCAGTTGCCTCAAGTAGTGCTTCTTCAAATTGACCATACGAGAAACCAGAATCAACAACACGAAGTCCAAAGATCGTACCATTTGCACCAACAGATGCAGTAATGTTTGCGTTCTTGCCCAAAACGCCACCATCACGAATGCTGGTAATTAGTGCAGAACCTGTTCCAACTGGTGAACGAGTGTCATCTTCGCCTGGAACATAAGAACTGTCATAGATCTTAATATCTACATGCTGATTGTTTGCCCAATTGCGACCAGCTGGTTCTCTCTGCAAGAAATCTTGCCACACACGAACAACAGTCTGATATGTACCGTTTGCAAGAACAGTCGTTGATACAACTGCAGTACCATCGCCACCCTTAATGTCGCCAGAACAACCAGTATTTGCTTGAACAATACGATCGTTTGTATCAAGTGCAGTGATGCTAGAGTTACCAGTGTTCCAGTGAACATCATCAGACTCAAGCGTCAACCATGCTTCACCAATACCAAGAGACTTAATGTCTTGTTCTTCAACGCTAACCCTTGGAGCAATAGAATAACCTGAACCACCATCAATCAGAGAAAGTTTGGCAATTGTGCCAAATGTGGTGGCGGTGAAGATGATGGAATCTTCCAAATTCGTATAAACATTTTCATACACAACATTGGCAGTTGTGCCAGAAGTTGCAACATTACCAACAGGTGTTGAAGAACCAACAAGACGCAATCCTTCATTTTCGATGAATGCACCTTTGATTGGTCCAGTGTCAAATTGAGATGTTAGATTGGCAGTGGTGTTTGCAGAAACAATAACCGTTACAAGATCACGATCGTCTGCACCACCAACACCACGACTGTAACCATTGGCAACAGTAGAAATAACTTTTCTGACAACACCATAACAGTCTGATGTAAGACCAACAAGTTCGTCACCAACCTGTAGATTGGTCAATGCGGTGTTACCAATGTAACCAACCGCAACAACCTGTTTGCTGATTGTATTCCCAGCAAACGCAGAAACTGTTCCGACATTAGAGCCAGAGGTGTTCGCAAAATACATATGGATGATTTCTGAATTGTTGAAATTCTTATATCCATCAATCTCAAGAACTGCAGCACCTGCTGTGCTATCAACAATTGAAAGCACCGTGCCGTTTGCGCCAGTTGGCGTTCCGTTTGCATACAACGCAAAGATAGAATTTCCTACACCAATATCTGCTGTGTTAGAGATCGTGATCTTAGCAGATTCGTGATCACTGAAGCGCATCTTTGTAACAACTTCGCCATCTTCTGGAAATCCGAATGTTGGACTAGACAACAATGTGTTTGCAAAATAATTCATCTGACGGTCAATGCCGTCAGCAAAAGTTACAATCGGAGCAAGTGCACCATAGGCAGTATTGCCTTGAATCAGCGTTGTACAAGTGGAAATCGCATATGTGTCTGAGATGTCTGGTGAAAGGATCTGGAAAGATGCTGGCTCAGTGCCATCACCACCAATCAAACTTACAACAGAACCACCCTCGTAACTTGTTGGTGTATAACCAGAACCACCGCTAACGATAGAGAATGTAAGAACACCACCAAGGTCAATAGTATCTGTAACAACAACCTTTGCAAAGTCACCAATCACATCAGATTGGATCTCAACAATGTCGCCTGCACGATATTCACCACCTGGAGTGAGAATTTCTACACGATTAATACCAGCATCAATTGTTGTTGTGTGCCCAGTTGCATTCGTATCTGACTTCAGACGAATTGGTTCAAGGTGATTGAATGTGCCTTTTACATTTGACACAAGAATCTGCATCAAATGACGACCACGAATAACACGAGCAATTACATCTTCAACCAGTGCCTCTGCTTGAGAGTCTGCACCTTTAATGGTCTTGCCAATAAACTTATAGGTGTTATCATCGTAGTCTGCAACGAGATAACGATCGATGCGCCAGTCACCATCGGAAACTTTAAGAATCTGATCAGCAGGATAACTTAGTTCTACATCTTCATTATAGAGAGCACGGAACAATAGTCTATATGCTCTGAGTGTACCACGAGAAAGATTTTCCTGACGAATGTATTTTGCCAGCAGCTTTTTATCTGCTGCAATCTCTAGTGGAACACCTGGAAGAAATGTATTGTAGAAATATTGAATGTAATCATCAGTGGTTGTGCTGATGTCACGATAGGATTCTAGATTACGAATGCCATCTGTGAGATTATCATTCTCTTCCATCCAAGCATAGTATGCTTCCATAAATGCAAGGAAATTTGGACCATCTTCCTTGTAGAAGTCTGGAAACTGGTTCTGGACCAGTTTAGAGATTTTTTCAGTGACTGCCATTAGCTATACTCAGGAACAACAGTAATTACAGCATCCGAAGAATTCATAACAAGGATCTGTTCACGAACAGGGATAATATCAAGACGGTCTGGCGTTGCAGTAACCTTCATCTCAATGTCAGCATATGCACTTGGTGCAAACGCTTCGATCTCAATTACACCATTTGTGTAGTCAATTGTTCCTGCTTCAGCAACGATATTGACCTTTTGTCTGTTAGAATCAAAACGATAGATGTTGATGTTGCCTTCTTCATCATCATCGAGATAAGCAATAAAACCACCATAAGTGAACTGTGTAGATATCACTGTTCCTGGACGAATTGGATTGTTATAGTACAACTCAACCTTTTCTGCCACATTCACATTCGGAACAAATCGTTTCTGCATCTTGATTGTTGCATCGTTGTTCAGAATGCTTGCCCCAGAAATATTATCAAGTGCACGAACAAAACGAGAGTAGCGCAGACGATTACCAAATCTGTCAAGATTACTTGCTGCCCATGTAGCAATCGTTGATCTTACAAGACCAGCAATAGCGGAGTCAGAAAGTGAGGTAGTTGACTTGTTGTAGTATGTCGTAACCTGCGGAATCAGATAGGTGTAGTCAGGGTCAATTACAACAGGATCGATGCCCAATGGTGTGCGATCTATAATTGAACTGCGGATCTGATTCTTACGATTTTGTGTAGCAAATTCTTCGCCTGTTGGTTTCACGGCAATGTACACCTTACCATATACAGGAGGAGATGCCTGTTCGCCACCAAATGCTACTGCTGAAAGAATGTCTGGGTTTTCATTCAGAATAATTCTTTGATAATCGTTATCAATCACAGCACGGTTTTGTGTCTGGTAATATCTTGGTGCATTGAACTTAACAGATGCAATGTCTTCTACAACACGACCGCCAGTAGCACTAGAATTGGTTGTTAGTGTGACTGCAGAATAACTGGTGCCAATGTTCAGCGTATCAACAGAGAAACTACTTGCACCGTTGGTTGCTTCGTCGTTACAGACAAGATAGCTGACAATTACGATGTTGCCATTCTTGACTGCCTTACCCAATGCACCAGAGCCAAAGATAATCTCATACTTCTGATCCGCAACTTCTTCAATGAAATAGATTGGATCTACGCTCGTGATCGCAGAGATGTTTGTTGCTCTGGTGTATTCTGTTGTAGTTGTGTCGGAAGATGATTCTTGAACACGAACAGTGATGCTTGACACATCTACATTTGGGTTTGGCAGAATGTAACGAATTGGATTTAAATCGCTTACAGTGAAGCGATGCGTTACTGGTTCGCCTTCCTTAATCGTGATGTCTTTACTATACAGACCACCATCATTGATAACTGTATAAGGTTGTGGCGTAACATAAGTGTATGTCACATCATCCACTGTTGTAGTGAATGTAGAATTCTTTGGAATGGTAAACTGAGAAGTTCCTGAAGTGATCCCAGAAAAAGTCAGATTAACATTCGCAGTTGCACCAACGGCAGAGGTTGGAAGATAACCCAATTCTTTTGCACGAGAAACAACAGACTCACGCTGCTGAGCAGTATCCAAGAACATCTCATTGGCGAGCATGTTCAGATAATATGCGTTGTAGTGCGTGTTGTATGCCAGAACATCCAGCAACACTGCCATCGTAGAACCTTCGAAATTGTAATCCTGAAACTGAGTTTGAGAACTTAGGTATGTCTTCAGATTATTGCGAATATTTCCGAAGTCAAGTTCTGTGACTCTGAGATAAGTGTTTGCTGTTGCCATTATCGTACTCGTTCTAGAATTACATCCAGCACCACTGGAGTTGTGTCGTTTCTTATTGTGAATGCAATTGTAACCAGAAGCGAGTTTAGATCTGGATTGTCAACCACATTTACACGAAGCAATCTTGCTCTTGGTTCATAGTTCTTAATTACTTCTGCAACTGCGTTTTCCATCTGCTGCTTTGTAGCAGGAGTCCACAGTTCAAACAGGAAATTACGAATTGAGCATCCAATATCAGGTTTGAATGGACGCTCGTAGAAATTAGTGAGCACCAAAGACTTCACAGACTGACGCACTGAATCACGATCTGTCTTTCTCGTAAGCTGACCTGTAACTGGATGCGCAGTGAACGCAAGATTCAGATCGCTAAAGAGTGCCTTTGATGCCATTTCTTATTTAGTTTCCGTTCTTTGAGTCTTGAATCTCAGCTCTGCGGTCTTTGCAGAGTTTTGCAATTTCAGCCAATGCTTTTCTTGCTCTTGTTCCTGCAGACTTATTACCTTTTTCAAACTTATCGCTCTCAAATGAGTAAGTCTCAAACAAATTTACCAAACTATCATGTATATTCATAAAAAATCCCTTGACTTCTTTATTGGAAGTCAGTATAATCAGGATGTCCGCTTTAAGGAAAGATAAACCTTCTTGCTCTTCGGACTATTTATACTTACTCACCAGGACGCAGAATCTTAATCGTTTCCACTGTTCCGTCTGTTTTCAGTTCGTACAACTTAGCAGTTCCTGTTGGATCATAATATGCTCTCCATTGTACAGAATTGCCTGCCTTGATTGCTGCAGTAACAGTATTGAACGAACTTTGATCCGAGAAGTCAAAGTATTCACCAGTCTTCTTCCAAATAAAGTTGCCATAATTCCGATCGTAACTCCATTCGCTAGTCTGGAAGCAAACCTTTTCTCTATTTCCTTTGCCAACCATAGCACATTCTTCACCTGCTTTACCAACTGTTGCTGCCTTAAATGTAATATCTGCACCATTAAAGGTCATCTTAATTGATGTGCCTCTTTGATACACTGTGAGATCCAATGTTGTTTTAGTTTTAGCTGCCTTCTCAATTTGATCGTAATCTTGTTGATT